GTTGTGCTACATTGGTGTGGTGTTGATTTACAAAAAGAAAAGAGGAAACAAAAATGAAAGTTTACGAATTGCAAAAATTAACAGACAGAATTGAAGAAGAAACAGGAAGAAAAGTTAAAATGATAGGTGAAACTCTATCAAGCGGTAGGGCAATAATACATTTTTATTTAAATGATTGGTTAGTGCATACTTATTTTTCAGACGAATTATATCACGAATTAAATACATTTTGTATATTGATAAATGCGTTAAAGTATGGCGCAAATCCAGTCGGTTTCTAAAACCGTCTGAAGAGTCTTTGCGAATTAAGACGAAACGCATTGTTTCACATGAAACATTGCGTCACGGTGTAAACCGATAATAAAATGAAAAGAGGAAACAAAAAATGAAGTACAGCAAAAAACACAAAATTGAACACAGTTTTGAATCAAATCGAGAACCAATTGACTTATTTAGAATTGCCAGAAATAGCGCGTTATATGAAAGATTTTCCAAACGAACCAGATTACAACCTTGCACAATATGGAAATATGTTAGTTTATTATTGGGAAATTAGAAAAATGTATATTAATGCAGGGTATAAATCATTCTGTGATGATAGAATATCTGATAATCGCATGTGGGATATCTATAAAAGACAAGTTGGATATGTCGCAAGACAAATTATGAAAACTGCCTGATGAGTCTTTGGAAATTAAGACGAAACACCCGAAAGGGTGTTGCAGTAAATGAAAGTGGGTGTAATTATGATATTAAGAATTATGTTAAAAGACGAACGGTTTAAAAAAGGATATCGTCAGGTTACAAAAGAGTTTAAAACATATTCAGATTTAACTAACTATTTGCAATTTAATAAAGATAGGATTTACGGACAAGTAAAAAAATATACTATACTTGACAAAGGTAAGATTAAAGTAGGTGTTATAAAATGATTGATATTGATATTCATGGAATTAAATATACATTAGATATACTTAAAACACATTTTATGAAAAATTGTGTAGACAATTGGTGGGAAATATCAAATTTAGAGATAATAGAAAAATATTTAAATAATATTGAAGATGAAATAAATCGCCTGATGAGTCTTTGAAAATTAAGACGAAACAATGTTTCACATGAAACATTGTAGCGATTCGCAAATATAAAAGAAAAGGAAGTAAGCAAAATGGTAAAATTTACAAGAACATTGACTTATTACAAATTTACTTGTTTAGTCAATGAGGGTGGAGAAGCAAAAGAAAAGGTTTTCAATGTTACAGAAAGTAACGAAAATAAAGCTAGAAAAGAGCTTTTGAAGTCTGTAAACAATTGCTTAGTCATGAAAACCGAGGAAGTTAAAGAAAAAAGGGAAATGACACTTGATGAATTTATCGCAAATTCTCATGTTGTCGAATAATTAAAAGGAGTGTATTAAAATGAGTAACGAATTGCAAATCAAAGAAAATGTATTGGATAACGGTTCACAAATGTTGGTATCATCTTTTAAAATGGATTCTATGGAAGATAGACTTAAAGTTTTAAAAGCAACAAATACACCTGACCACAGAATCAAGGATTTTGTAAATATGGAAATTACAATTAAAGATATTTATATTGAAACTGTAAATGTTTTGCAGGAAGAAAAAGACGAAAACGGTAAAGATATTTACCAAACATGTCCTAGAACTATTATAGTTGACGATAAAGGTGAAAGTTATGTTGCTGTTTCGTTCGGAGTATTCACAGCAGTAAAAAGAATTGTTGAACTGTTGGGTAATCCTCACGATTGGGAAAAACCTATTAAATTTAAGGTAAAACAAATTACCAAAGGTGATAGAAGCATTTTGACTTTTGAGCCAATAGTAAAATAATTTAGATACTTATATTTTGTGACGTTTGTAAAATAATATAAAGGCGGATATTGAATCGCTATCCGCCTTTTAAATTAGGTGATTATATGAATAATTTTAGTTATCAATTTAGCAATGATTTAAAATTTTATTTTTCAAATCCACAACAATTAATATATTTTAAGCAAAAAGTAGACAGTAAAAATGTTATATACAATTTGAAATATCGTTATAAAAAACTTTATGGATTAAATATAACTGATGAAATGGCATATTTGTTGTTGTATTCTAAAATAGTTAATGATTTTAAAATAGAATGTTGTGGGGTGATTCTATGCCGAAAAGACGCGGAAAATATAATCAATTTTCAAATGAAATCAATAAACAAGTTAAAAGATATAATGAAAAAATCAAACGAATAAAAAATAAATATCCTGAATTAAAAAATTTATACAAGGATTCATTAAAAAGTAGTGAATTAAAAGATGTAATATTGACAGCGAAAGATTTAAAAAAATTAACATTATCAATAGATAAATTATTTATAAATGAAAATATTAAACCGATAAAAACTAAATCTGGATTAACTTTAAATAAATGGGCGATAGATGAATATAACAAAGATGTAAAAATTGTAAATAAATTAAAATTAAAAGAATTAGACATTATGTTAAAAACACCATTCAAAGGAACTGAATTTTCATATGCTCAAATGGGTGGGGATATTGGAAACGAATTACGACCGATTAATAAAAAATATAATGAATATGATAAAGTAACAGATTTTAGAAAAATGTTAAAATCTGTACAATTTAGGAGTTTTCCTAGTTATAGTAAATACAGAAACAATTTATATAAAGATAATTTTATAAAATCATTATATCAAGTAGGAAATGAATACATAGATGAATATGGAAATATACAAACGATAGATTTAAAAGACGTTATTTCAAAAATTCCAGCGGAAAAATTTATTGATTTTCTAAGAAATATTGGTGAAGATTTACACTTAATTTTAAACGAAAATTATACAGTTTTGCAACAACGTGAAAGACTAACTGAACTTGTAGAACTAGTCAAAGGATTTGGGGGTGATGTTGTTTAGTGCAGACTTTGAAACTATAACAGATGAAAATGATTGCCGAGTATGGGCATGGGGTATTTGTGATATACCTTATACATTTGCAAATTTTGGTAATAGTATAGAATCGTTTTTTGAACATTTAAAAACATTAAAAGAAAATTCAAAAATATATTTTCACAACCTTAAATTTGACGGTAGTTTTATTTTAAATTATTTGCTTTCAAATGGTTATACATGGGTAAAAGAAAAGCAAGAATTAAAAATGAATACATTTACAACTATGATATCAGAAGACATAAAATACTACAATATATCATTTTATGTCAACAAAAAAGTAAAGGTTGATATTTACGATAGTTTAAAAATAATTAATTTGACAGTAGAACAAATAGCAAAATCTTTCGGAATGCCATTTCAAAAAGAAGAAATAGACTATAACGAATATAGAAGTAAAAACCATATAATGACAGAACAAGAAAAAAGTTATTTATTAAACGATATAAAGATAGTTGCAACAGCTTTAGATTATTTCTTTGAACAAAATTTAAAGAAAATGACACAAGGAAGTAATGCATTATATAATTATAAACAAATTATAGGCGGTGAAAAACATTTCAGACAATTTTTTCCGCAATTAGATGTTAATATTGATTCAGATATAAGGAAAGCATATAGAGGCGGTTTTACATATTTAAATCCAAAATTTGCAGGAAAATTAATAAAAGAAAATGGATTTGTAATAGACTATAACAGTCTTTATCCAAGTGTTATGTTAATGAAACCTTTACCATATTCACAACCGATATTTTTTCAAGGACAATATGAACATGATAAATATTATCCTTTATATATTCAACATTTAAGGGCACAATTTAGTGTAAAAAAGGGTCATATTCCAACTATACAATTAAAAAATAATTTATCATTTATAGCGAACGAATATATAACGGACAGTGGATTTGAATACCCTGATTTATATTTGACAAATGTTGATTTATGTTTGTTCTATGAACATTATGATGTTTACAATATAGAGTTTATAGATGGTTGGAAATTCAGAGCACAAAAAGGAATGTTTGATAAATATATAAACAAATGGAGTAAGGTTAAAGTAGAAAGTAAATTACAAGGAAATAAGGGTATGACACTTATCGCAAAATTATTGTTAAATTCATTATATGGAAAGTTTGGAACATCACCAAAAGGTAGAAGTAAAAAACCAGTTTTAGAAAATGGAATATTAAAATTTGAAAAATTAGAAGAAGAAGAACGAAAACCAGTTTATATCCCTTGCGCCGTTTTTATTACTGCATGGGCGAGAAATGAAACCATACGAATGGCGCAAAAAATACATGAAACAGGAAAATATATTTACAGTGATACAGATAGTATTCATGCCATAGGTGATATTCCCAGTTTTATACCATTAGATAATGCAAAATTAGGATATTGGAAACATGAGTTTAACATACGATATTGTAAATATTTACGACAGAAATGCTATGTTGATTATGGAACAGAACCTAACAGCAATAAATTAGAGCGTAATATAACAGTTGCGGGATTGCCTAAATCAGCAAAAAAGACATTTACAATTAAAAGGTTTAACATCGGTAGTGTATATTCTGGTAAGCTACAACCCAAACAAGTAAAGGGTGGAGTCGTACTAAAAAATACAGAATTTACCATAAAAGGGTTGACAAACTCAAACAAAAGTAGTATAATGAAAGGAGAGAAAGGGAAAAAGTCATGATATATCAATGTTGGAAACCACGGTGAAGAACCGCCAACACGGATTGTCTAGGTGGTGCTAGATATCATTGACTTTTCCCAATCTTGTAAAATGGAATATTTTAATATAAATGATGTTTTATCACACAATAAATTATTTAACTTTATTGTTGGTGAACGTGGAAACGGAAAAACTTATGGTGCATTAGAATACGTTGTAAAACGTTATTTGAAATATGGTGAGGAATTTATATATTTGAGAAGATTTAAAACAGAGATAAAAAAAGTAAATTCTCTGTTTGAACCGTTGAAAATAAATAACCCAAAATGGGAAATAACAGAAAAGAATAAATGTTTTTATATGAATGGTAAGTATATAGGATTCGCCCACGCATTAACACAATCCGTTGTACAAGCTAGCGTAGCAACCCCAAAAGTAGGAACAATAATATTTGATGAGTTTACCATGAAAGAGGGGACTTACCATTATTTAAATAATGAAGTTGAAGATTATTTTTTACATTTTTGGTGTACCGTTGACAGATTTAGAGGTGTTAAAGTAATATTTATAAGTAATGCTTATTCTGTAATTAATCCGTATTTCACTTATTTTGGCATAAATTTTGATGAGGGAAATATATGGAAAAATGAGGATATTATAGCGATGAAAACAAACAGCGTTAAATATCGGGAGCAGATAAAACAAACACGTTCGGGTCAACTATTATCTAAAACGAATTACGGAAACTTTGCTTTAGATAATCAGTTTAAATTAGATAGCTATGACTTTATTGCAGAAAAAACTTCAAATGCTAGATACAAGTTTGATATGATTCTTGACGGGTTACAAGTGGGTGTTTGGTTTGATAACGAAAGTGGTTATTATTTTATAACAAATAAATATAGTTGTAATGGAACAAATTCAATTAAATTCGCATTAAGTAATACAGATTTAAAAGGAGCAACAATATTCACTAAAAATGTAAGGGGAATATTCCAGCTTGAAAATTTAGGAAAAATGTATCGCTATGGTAGAGTTTACTTTGAAGATTTGCAAATTAAAAAAGTTTACGAAAGTGTGATATCAAAATGGTAATAAACAGAAGAATGTATAATTATTCTAATCATTATTATGAAATGGGATTCACAATAAAGGAAGTAGGAACTTTCATTCATAAAATATTTGAATTACCATTAACAACTAGTAGAAGAATCGCAGAATATTGTATTTATTGTAAACAAGCTAATAAAGGATTTTGTCCTATTGATGTACAGGAGTTGATAAGATGAAAGATATTTTTTGTTTTTGTTGTGCGTGTGTAAGCAGTGCAATTTTATATCTGGTAGGTGACATAACAATGCCTTTCATAATTCTATTAATATTTATGTGTACTGATTACATAACAGGATTAATATTATCAGGTGTATTTAAAAAATCAAAGAAAACAGAATCAGGTGGTTTATCATCTGAAATTGGATTCAAAGGTTTGATTAAAAAAGTTTGTATTATAATTTGTGTGATAGTCGCTAATATGTTAGATTATGTGTTAAAAACAAATTATATTAGAAATGTTGTTATAATTTCATTCATTACAAACGAAGTCATTAGCATTATTGAAAACTTAGGATTAATCGGTGTAAGAATTCCTAAAGTTATCACAAATGCTATTGATATATTAAAAGGAAAAGAGGAAGATGAAAATGCAAAGAATAGGAATTGATTTGTCCGAACACAATGGTGATTTTGAAAGTTCAAAATTAAAATACGTTGAATTTGTTATGATTCGGACAGGCTATGGAAGCAAAAACAGAGATAAACAAAAGGACAAACAAGTTTACAATAATGCCAAAAAGTGTATTAAAGCAAAAATACCATTCGGCTTTTATCATTATACATATGCTCTTGATACTAAAATGGTAGAAGCAGAAGCAGATTTTTGTCTGTCCATTGTAGATAAAATATCGAATCAAGGTCACAGACCGATGTACCCTATTGCATTTGATATTGAAGATAAAAAACTTGACAAGCTAACAATTGCACAACGTACTGATATTTGTATTGCATTTTGTGATAAAATAGAAAAAGCTGGATATTACGCTGTGATTTATGCAAGTACAAGCTATTTTAAATCTAAATTAGATTTGCAAAGATTAACACGCTTTGACAAATGGCTTGCAGATTGGACAAAGAAAAAAGATGAAGATTTACAAAAAATTATTCCTCATGGTATACGTCAATTTAAGGTTGACAGAAACGAAAATTTGGATTACAATTATGCTTATAAGGATTATCCAGATATTATAGGAAAAATGTATGGAATAAAAAAAGAGTTAAAAGTTGGCAGTGTTGTTAAGGTTCTTAAACCTATTATATATGGAACTAACAAAAAATTTAAACAATATTATGAATACTACGAAGTATTAAGTATTGGGAAAATTAGAAAGAACCGTATTGTAATAGGCAGAGATGGAATTACAACATCTGCAATTGATAAAAAATATTTAGAGGTGATTAAGTAATGACAATCGACGAATTATTCCAAACCATTGCAGAAAAGACTACAAACAACGAAAACATAAGTGTTGAACTAAATGATTTAATGACAAGTGTAAAATCGTTACAAGGAGTAAACACACAACAAGAGCAACAAATAAAGGAATTGCAAGACTATAATTCAAAGTTAAAAGACGCTAATAGCAATTTGCTATTGTCAAAAGGGTTTGTTTCTAGATTTGAAAAAGAACCAGAACCAGAACCCGAAGAAGATAAACCTAGAAATATTAAAGATTTTATTAAATTTGATTAGGAGTGATTTTTTATGGGAGTTAATTTAGAGAATGGTGCGGAAGTAGTAAATACAGTAGTTGAGAATATGTCACCAACGTTAAGAGCAAGTATTCCGCAAGCAACAGCAACAAATATTCAAGATGTAGGAAAACCGATTTTGCAGTGGAGTGAATTGGCTAATGCTTTTTACACTACTTTATTTAACCTAATTGGAATGACTTATGTTGAATACAGAAGTTATAAAAACCCACTTTCAATGTTCAAACGTGGTGATTCTATTTTAGGTAGTGATGTGAGAGAGATTGCTATTAATTTGCAGACAGAAAAAGATTACGATGTAAGCGGTAGTAGACTTTTGACAAATGAAGCACCAGATTTGAAAGTGGCTTACTACCGTGTAAATCGTCAAAAGGATTTTGAGGTTACAAACATCGAAAGTGAATTGCAAATGGCATTTTCTAGTTGGGATAATTTCGGTACACTTGTAAGCAGAATTGTTGATAACCTTTATAGGTCAAACGAAGTTGCAGAGTACGAATGGACAAAGGGCACTATTTCAACTGCTATTAATGACGGACATTTAACTACAACACAGCTTGCAATGCCAACTGATTCCGCAACTGCAAATGCATTTGTTAAGGCTGTCAAAACATTATCAGATAAATTTACTTTTTTCTCTACTGAATATAATGCTTATAACAAAATGGCAACAAGCGATACTAAAAAATTCAAAACCTTTACACCTAAAGAGCAACAAGTTTTGATTGCAACCCCTGAAGTAATGGCAAGTATTGATGTAGATAGTTTGGCAACAGCGTTTAATCTTTCAAAGGTTGAATTTATGGGAAGAACAATTGTTGTAGATGATTTTGGTGGAACAGAGGAAGCCCCGATTACAGCATATGCAATGTTGTGTGATTCAGCATTTATTAAAATTTGGGATAAAACAAAGTATTTCAATACATTCGTAAATCCTGCCAACATGAGTGCAAAACACTTCTTCCATGTATGGCAAACTTATGGATATAGTCCATTTGCAAACGCTGTTTTATTCAAACCAGCTCAATAGTTTATGAAAGGAGATACGGAACATGACTTTTACACCAAATTCAAAGGTGCGGTTATGTTCCGTTCCTTTTAGCGATTATACCAACGTGTTAAGTTTTATAAATAATGATGAAGCTAGAGCAAATTACTTTATTAGTAAAACTGTTTACAACTTAACAGACGTTAACGGGTATAGTTATGTTAAGGGGAGCGGAGCAATTAGAGTTAATAAAAGCAAAGATTCACTATATAATGTTAATTATATGATGTATAGAAACGACCATTTTGGTAGTAAATGGTTCTATGCTTTTGTTGATTCACTAGAATATATAAACGCAAATGTAACTGAAATTAGATTCAGTACAGATGTATGGCAGACATGGGAAAGTGCTTTAAATTTTCATGAATCATTCATTGTACGTCAGCATATTCCAAAAGGCGATGATACTATCGGAGCAAATTTGCAACCAGAGGGATTTACAAATTTAAAATATGTTGAAGAAAAATTATTAAGAAATGATTTAGTTAAATATCATTCGTCTGATAAATCGTTAGCTATAATAGTTTGTTGTACAGAATATCCTGACGGAGATAGTGGAGTATGGAGAAAACCGCCTAAATGTTTAATTGATGAAGTACAAGGCACGTTAGCATATATCCCGTTCATTTCTACAGATACATTTTTTAATTTTCTATCAAAATTTATTAATGAAAGTGGTAAATCCGAATCAATTGTAAATATTTTTACTTGTCCAATAGAATGTTTTTACGACCAGACAAGCGGTACATTTAACTTTAAAGAGGGTACACCTTTGGGGGTATCTCCGAATGTATCAGTTAGTGATGTTTGGGAAACCAATTGGATTAGATATAGAATACCAAAAATGAATAAAATAAACATTGGAACACATGGAACGACTGTTAATCATTATGCTAGAAATAATAAAATGTATACATTTCCATTCACTAAGGTAATATTAACTAATAATAGTGGAAGCAGTTTAACATTTAGGCAAGAATTTTTTGACGGAACACCAACAGAGGGTGAGGACATTGTTTTTGATGTAAGGAATACTGTTTTACAACCTGTCACATCATATTGTCACCCTGCCAATTATAGAGAGGGAGATTATGTAAACGGACTTTCATTAACAAATTATCCTATGTTGCCGTGGTATACAGATACATATAGTAGGTGGTTAGCATTAAATCAAAATACATTAAAATATCAGCAATTAACACCTATAATTAATGCAGGGGTTAACAATTTTAATAACATGGTTTCATCATTAACAGGTGGAGCAGGAAATTATGCAGGAGCAGGTACGCAAATGGATAGTGCTAGAACGACACAAGGACAATTTAATGCCATTGGTGGGGCTATCGGAAATAGAATTGCTTCACTAGGAACGCAAATTAATAACACTGTAAATAACCTTGTATCAACTGGAGAACAAATATGGAGTTTTTACGCAAAAAAAGCTGATATGGAATTACAACCAAATTTATCAGCAGGAAATTATAACGCAAATAATATTTTACAAATGAATCAAAAATTAAATTTTATGGTAATGTTTCAAAGAGTATGTTTCGAACAATTCAAACAAATAGATAACTATTTTGATAAATTCGGTTATGCCATAAATGATTTTAAAGCTGTTAACTATAATAATCGTTCTAATTTTGATTATATTGAAACATCACAAGTTGTCATTGAGGGTGATGTACCAGAGGACGATATGAATACAATAAAAAATATATTCAATAGTGGAGTTAGAATATGGCATGATACATCAACATTTTTAAATTATTCAGCATACGAATATAATACTAGCGATAAAAAATAGGTGGTGATAATATGGGAAAACGTAAACCATGGGATACTAATTTGTGTGGGTATAAAAACAACACAGCTTTTATGATGTACTATTCATATCTTGCAAATTTGCTATTGTCTAGGTATGAATGGAAAAATTTACCCGAATCGATGAACGAAAGATTTATAGAATTGTGTTTGTTTGAGGACGGAAAAGCAGTATTTGTAAATGATGATTTGTATGGAATGTTAAATTTACGATATTCCGAATCAAATACATTAAATATTTATCAAGAACCAGAAGAAATAAACGCATATTCTCTTGACTATCACAAAACATACAAACTACAAGATGTTGCACTGATTTACAACAATTATACCAAAATGCCAGATTTAGGGATTGTGTGTGAGTATGCCCTTAGGCTATACGATATCAGAAGAACCATAGATGTAAATACTAGAGTACAGAAAACACCATTGCTAATGTTGTGTCCTGATAATAAAAAGTTGACATTAAAAAATATTTATATGCAATATGACGGTAACGAGCCAGCTATATACGGATATAAAGACACGTTCAATGACACCGAATTTAAAGTATTGAAAACAGACGCACCGTTTATCGGTAATGACATGACATTACTGTTTAACAAAGTTCTAGATGAATTTTTGACAAGGTATGGTATCAACAATGCTAATACAGACAAACGGGAAAGGTTAATCACTGATGAAGTAAACGCAAATAATCAATTGGTACAATTATGTGGTGATGTTGGATTACTTTGTAGAAAACAAGCATGTGAAAAATTCAATAAACTTTATGGAACAAATATTGATGTTGAATTAAGACAAGAGCCTTTAGAGAAAGAATGTAAAGAGGGTGATGAAAATGAGCCGATATACGATTGAATTACGTTATTTAATTGAGGGTAACTATGATTTAGGGTTAAAAGATTATCCAATATTTGATGAATCATATCGAGAACAATTAAATAATAAAATCATTCAACATTATTATTTTCGTGAAATAGGATTCGAAACAGAAGCATTGTTCAAAAACAGACTAAATCAAAAAATGAATGAAATAATGCCATATTACAATCAAATGTATGAATCTTCTAAACTAAAAATAGACCCATTATCCACTATTGATTTGGAAGAAGTGTTTAGTAGAAAATCAAAAACTACTGGTGAGGGAACTTCTAGCACGTCTGGAACAGGTAATAATACAAATAATTTCAATAGTACAGATACAACAGATTATGGAAAAATAAGTAAGTTCTCCGATATTGCACAAGCACAAACTACACCTAATGAAATATTAAACGATAAATATTTAACTAGTGCGACAGTAGATGATGGTCAAGATATAAATACAAATACAGGGACAAATACATCGCAAACAGAATCTACAACAAGCGGAACAAGTACAGACGAAAGGAATTTAGATGAGGACACTACATTAACAAGAAAAGGAAACAATGGGACTGCAAGCGAAAGCGAATTATTAAATATGTATCGTGAAACATTTTTAAATATTGACATGATGATTATTGACGATTTAGACGAACTATTTTTAGGAATTTGGTAAGGAGTGTATTAAAATGATTGATTTTACAAAAGTACCTAATATTCACTATTGGACACAAAGGGTTTTACCTTGTGTGTTTGATGAGAGTTTATCTTATGTAGAAAAGATTAATAAACTTGAAGAAGAAATAAACAAATTAATTGAAGAGTACAACAAATTCGGTCAAAATGTTGTAACGGAAATAAATACATTTGAAGAAGAAACGACAAATCAAATTAATACCTTTATTCAACAAATAACAAATGAAATTAATACCTTTAAATCAGACATTACAAATCAATTGAATACATTTGAAACAACAATAACAAACAAGCAAAACGCTTTTGAAACTAGAATTTTGGAATTAACGCAAGAATTTGAAACAACTATTAACAACGATATTGCTACATTTAAACAAACGATTACAACACATCAACAACAATTTGAAACTAGAGTAAACAATGATATTAATACTATGCAGGAAGTTGTAAACGAAATTCCTAATACTGTGACAACACAAGTTAATGCAATAACCCAACCATGGCTTGTGGCAAATGTTCCTGCAATGGTTGAATCCAGTGTTGCTAACAATGTAAACAAAGTTTTTGATGTAGACCAATTATATAATAGCGGAACAAGTGAAACAATTGGTGATATAAATAACTGGACAGAAACAGGGATTTATTTTGGAACTACAAATAGTGAATTTCTTAATTTTCCAGATAGTGTTGGTGCAGGTTATAATTTTTGGTGTATTGTTGGTCATTCAGCAGACACAAGTGTATATAACCCATTGCAACAGAATCTATATATTTCTAATGGAAATATATATTACAGGTCACAATCAGATATTCAAGCGTGGGATAATTGGTATAAATCAAATATTTCAGTAACCAATATTCCATACAATACTACAATTGATTTCAACACTTATTTTTACACAAGTACAGAAGTTGCAAATGGTGATATGTGGATTGGCACATTTCAAAGTTATGATAAATGGCTAAATGCGCCTAGCGGATTTAAAGTTGGTGATATTGCATTAATTACAAATGATATATTGTACGCTGGTGGTACAATTATAAATGTTGAAAGGGTAACAAAAATTGGTAATACTGCTCCAAACGCTCAATATATCGGCAAAACATGGAGTAGATGTAAAGTTGGGACAACATGGTTATCATGGAATCCAACAACTCTTGATTACCAATACAAAGAAATACTCAAGAATACACAATTAAACGATTTAACGGAAACAGGAATATATACTATTAGTAGTGAAAGTGGTGTCACTATAGGTGGTTTACCGTCAACAGCTTTACAATACGGTTCGTTTTATATCAGAGTAACAGCAAATAACATTGGTACAAATGCAGATGAAATAATTCAAGAAATTATAAATGCTGGAAGTGGTTCTTCGATTTATACAAGAGAAAAAGTAGGGGCACAATGGAGTAATTGGAAAAAGATAGGTGCAGAATTGGTATATTCTACAAATAAAACTTTTACGATTGGTAATGGTACACCTTATTGGTGGGATAATATTATTACAACACTAAATTATAATTTCAACGATATGCCAAATTACGAATGTCAAATTGATGTGTGGAATAGTATGCAAACTGGATATCTACAAATACCGTTAGTTGTCGGTTGTACAATGACAAATTATGCAGGTACTAATGCTGTAAATCTAACACCGACAGTGTATTGCCCACTTGCTGATGAAATTGTATCAGACCAGACATTTACTATGAATATAAAAGTGTTTAAAAGGTATTAAAAATTAATCAAAATTC